CGATATTAATACTAACAAACTAACCGCAGTACCACCATCAGTATTGATGCCAGGTATTTACGCAGCTAACGATAGAGTAGCAGCTGAGTGGTTCGCACCTGCTGGATTAAATAGAGGTGGAATTGTTGGAGCAGTTTCAGTATTAAACAGATTAACGCACGCTGAAAGAGATACACTTTATGAAAACAAAGTTAATCCAATCGCTTCATTCCCTGGCGAAGGTATTGTAGCATTCGGACAGAAAACATTACAGGACAAAGCATCAGCTTTAGATAGAATTAATGTTAGAAGATTGTTGATTAAAGTTAAAAAGTTTGTAGCAAGTACATCGAGATACTTAGTATTCGAACAAAATACGGCACAGACTAGAAATAGATTTATAAACACAGTACAACCTTATTTAGAAGGTGTACAACAAAGACAAGGGTTATACGCATTCAAAGTGGTGATGGATGAATCAAACAACACTCCTGATGTAATCGATAGAAACATCTTAGCAGGACAAATATTTTTACAACCTACTAAGACAGCTGAATTCATAGTAATTGATTTCAACATTCTACCGACAGGGGCTTCGTTCTCAGCATAATGAAAAAATAAAAACTATATATTTATAATAGTAATAGGAGAATAAAAAAATGGCAGAAGTATTAGAATTTAACGAAATGTTTTATACCAACTTCGAACCGAAGATGAAAAACAGGTTCATTATGAACATTGATGGTATAGATTCATATTTAATAAAAACAGCCAACAGACCGACTATTTCGTTTGAACCTGTAACGTTAGACCATATCAACGTTAAGAGAAAACTGAAAGGAAAAGGTGAGTGGCAAGATGTAGAGATTACTCTATATGACCCAATTGTTCCTTCTGGAGCACAACAAGTGATGGAGTGGGTGAGAACTTCACATGAATCACTAACTGGTAGAGATGGATACGCAGATTTCTATAAGAAAGATGTAAACTTCTTTATGTTAGGGCCTGTAGGTGATAAGATTGAACAATGGACACTAAAAGGTGCATTTATCACATCAGCTGCATTTAATGATTTAGATTGGGCTTCTAATGACCCAGCTGAAATCACATTAACGTTATCTTATGATTACGCAATCTTAGAATTCTAATACTTAAAATATACTGAAGAAAGAAAGTTCTCTTAGTGAGAACTTTTTTTTTGCTTTAAATTCTAATTTTTTAATTCTTATATATTTATATACAAACAAATAAAGGTTAATTATGGCAGAAAATAAAAAATATGACTTTCCAACGGAAGTAATCTCACTTCCATCACAAGGTAAATGTTATCCTAAAGAACACCCATTAGCAAGTGGTGAAGTAGAAATTAAGTATATGACCGCTAAAGAAGAAGAAATTTTATCTTCTCAGAACTTAATAAAGAAGGGTGTAGTTTTAGATATGTTATTTGAATCTATTATCGCTGATAAAACACTTAATATAGATGATATCGTAATTGGTGATAAAAATGCTATAGTATTAGCAACTCGTATTTTAGGTTATGGACCTGAATACAAAGTTCAAATGCCAAACGAATATGGTGAAAATGAAGATGTTACCATTGATTTATCTAAAGTACAAACAAAAGATATAGATTATGATAAATTAAAAAGAGATAATGTATATGAGTTTGTAACTCCTACAGGTAAAAATGTTATCCAATTCAAATTACTTACACATGGTGATGAGAAAAAAGTAGATGCTGATGTAAGAGCTTTAGATAGATTAAACAAAGGAGGTATATCTCAAGAATTAACTACTAGATACAGATATATGATTAAATCAGTAGATGGTAAAGAAGATACAAAATCAATTGTAGATTTTATAAATAATAAGTTTTTATCGAGAGATACAAGAGCGTTTAGAAATCATTTATCAGACCTCCAACCTGATATGGATATGAGTTTCGAATACGATAACCCTGAAAGTGGAGAGAAGGAGAGAATGACAATCCCTATGGGGGTTGGGTTTTTTTACCCTTCCGAATAACTACTCAGCTGAAGTACATAATCAAATATTTGAAATGTGTTATTACGGAAATGGTTTCACATTCAAAGATGTATATCAGATGCCTGTTCACATTAGGTTATTCCACTTCAAAAAATTAATTGATGCAAAGAAAAAAGAACAGGAAGCGCATGATAAGGCGATGAAGAAATCATCACCAAATGTCAGAAAACCAAACGTAAGAGTGAGGAAATAATTCCTCACTTTTTTTTTACCTTATATTTATAGTTGTACAATTATATCCACAAAGGAGAAAACTATGAACATACAAGAAAACGATAAAGTATTATTTTCCAATGTTGTTAAAAAATATAATCTAAAAAGAGAAGGATTTTTAAGTAGATTTTTTAAAAGTACACTTAATAAATCTTTAGCTAAAGATAAATCATTAGATAAAGCAATTAAAGATGGTGATAGAGCTTTAGCAGATTTAAAAAAATCAGCAGAGGTAATAAAAAGAAAAGGTTTAAAAGTATCACCTGCTACTAAAAAAGCAGCAGCTGAATTTGGAATAAAATTATAATAATCCACAATGGCAGATAAAGAACTATACAAAGGTCAATTAGAAGATTTAAGGCAGATTGCATCACTTAAAAGTCAGATAAGTAGAAGTGATGAAATTATGGCTAGGACTAGTGGTGTAGTTAAAACTAACCAAGAAGCCATTAGAAAAGTAAACCAAGATATACTAAAAGCTAAAAAAGCTCAGGTAAATGTTTTAAAATCAGTTAACCAAGCCGCTAAAGAAATACCTAATCTATTTGAAGATGGTGTAGAATCTCTAAAAGATATGGCTAGTAATGTTCCTATTATTGGAAAATATCTTTCTTCATTCGTAGAAAAAAGAGGAGAAGTAGCTAAAGAAAAATTAGAAAGAATGGCAGGTGCATTTAGACAACAATTCACCAGCGGATTTAGATTAGCTCAGAGAAAAGGAGAGGACTTTACTACATCACTTCAAAGGGGTTTGAAAAATGGTATGGTTGGTGTACAAAAAGTAATAGGAAAAATAGGTGGTTTAGGTAAAGCATTTATGGGTGCTGGTATAATAGCACTATTAGCTTTAGCAGTAAAAGGATTTATGGATTTAGATTCTGCTGGTAAAGCATTTAGGGATTCAACAGGTCTCTTAAATTCACAAACAGAACAATTACAAAGTAATATTAGAAAAGTTACTATGCAAACGGCTGCATTAGGAGCATCAGCTGAAGATGTAGCAAACGCAGCTGCATCATTTACGAATGTGTTTGAGGGAGTTGTACAACCTTCAGCAGCAACATTAGCTAATGTGGTAGCTTTAGAAAAAAACTTTGGTGTAGCAGCTGATGGAGCAGCTAAGGTAAACTTAATGTTCCAAAGTATTGGTGGATTATCAGAAGAAGCTGCACAATCACTTATAACATCAACCGCTGAAGCAGCAAAATTAGTAGGAGTATCACCAGATAGAGTAATAAAAGATTTAGCTGAAAACGCTGAAACAGCTGCTATGTTCTTTCAAGGTTCAGTTGGTGATTTGGCAAAAGCAGCAGTAGAAGCAGCTAGATTAGGTACATCACTTACACAAGCAGCTGCAGTAGCGAATAACCTATTAGATTTTGAAAATAGTATTACATCTGAGTTAGAAGCATCTGCGATGTTAGGTCAATCAATAAACTTCAACAGAGCTAGAGAATTAGCAGCTGCTGGAGATATATTAGGAGCTCAACAAGCAGTATTAGATAACTTAGAAGAAAATGTTAATTTAAATGAATTAAATACATTCCAATTACAAAGTATAGCTAAAGCTAGTGGAATGGAAGTAGGAGAACTTCAGAAACAATTAGAAATTAGAAAAAAGTTTGGTGGTCTTAATGCAAACCAACAAAAAGCTTTAGAAGCATTAGCAGCCAAAGGTAATGAAATAAAAGATATTAGTGAGGACCAACTAAAATCTGAAACGGCTAGAATAGCTAAACAACAGGAATTCCAATCTCAAGTTGACCAAATCAAAAATCAATTCGGTGCATTAGGTACTGAGATAGGTATGGCATTAATGCCATTGATTAAATTAACAATACCTGTTCTAAAAGGTGTTGTTGGTTTATTTAAATTAATCCTATCACCAGTAACATTCTTAGCAACTCAATTAGGAAACTTAGTTGAGTTTATGACAAAGTTTAAAGATGTAACTGTAGCTGCTGGAGTTGGATTCGCAACTGTTCTTGGAATTCAAAAAAGAAGTGTGATACAATCCAAACTACAATTGGGATATGAAATGGCAAAAAACGCTGTAACTACTGCTTATAATGGTTTAATAACATTTGGTAATACAATTAAAAAGAAGGGATTACTTACATCGGTTTATGAAATGGCATCAAGTGCATTCGCATCCGTAGCAAAAATTCCGTTCATAGGACCTATATTAGGTGCCGCAGCCGCTGCTGGTGCACTTGCTTTAGGTATGGGATATATTGGAAAAGCAGATGATATGTTTTCGCCTGGTGGTGGTAGTGGATATGGTAGTAGAATGATTACAAGTGGTGCTGGTACATTAGCATTAAACAATAATGATGATGTTGTAGCTGGAACTAACCTTATGGGTGGTGGTGGAGGTGGAGCAGTAGTATCCGCTATAGAAAAATTAGGTGCTGATATTAGAGCATTACAAGTTGTTGTAAATATGGATGGTAA